GCGGGCGGCAATCTGAAAACATTAGTTGAGGCTGAACCAGCTTTGGTCAATTGGTCAAAAAGTTGGGAATGCAAATCTGTTGAAATAGTCGGGCGGCGTGGCTGGCACCGCGCTTTAAAAGGTTACAAACCGACATCAACAATCATGGCAAAGGAAATCAAAAAATGAGTAAAGGCGGCGGAACTCCATCAACTGTGAACACGCAAGTTGAGCCACCATCATATGCAAAGCCCTTTTTAGAGTTTGGCTTATCGCAGGCTAAAGACCAATATCAGTCATCGGCTCCTAATTACTATCCGAACCCGACAGTCGTTGGCTTTGCGCCGGAAACCAGCATGGCACTCGATATGGTTCGCGATAACGCGCTCGACCCGAATGGCATGACAGCACAAACTGCAAACGTGGTGCGTCAAAACCTGATGGGAACAAACCCTCTTTTGAACGCTGCTTTCCAGCCTGCAATCAACCAAGTCCAAAGCCAGTTTGCAAAAGCCGGCAGATATGGCAGCGGTGCGAACCAGCAAGCCCTAGCGACAGCGCTGGCGCCTATAGCATACCAAGCACAGCAAGACGCAGTTTCGCAGGCGCCGCAGGCTGCCAACATGGCGGCGCAGCAACTTGCCGGCGTTGGCGCAGCGCGGGAAGGCCAGTCACAAGCAGAACTCCAAGCGCAGATCGACAAGTTTAACTTTGAGCAAAACAAAGACGCCTCAAAGCTTGCTGCATATATGGGGCTTGTTGGCGGCGGTACGGTTGGCAGCAATACAATCCAGCCTGTCGCGCGTAACTCAGCCGCTTCGGCTTTGGGCGGTGCATTAGGCGGCGCGCAGTTAGGCAAGAACGCCGGATTTAACCCGATGATGGGCGCCATAGGCGGCGGCCTTCTTGGCTTGCTTTAGGGGGTTATGATGGGAAAATACGACTTTTTGTTTAGCACACCGCAAAACAGCTATTTGGATCAGGCTTTACCGCCGATCTCTAGCGCGCCTGTCCTAGCGCGACCAAACGTGCCAGCGGCGCCAAATCGCCCGAAGCTTAGTAATGAAATGATGGCTGCATTAACTGGCCGCAACCTTACAAGGCCGATGAGCCTGCCAGCGCGCAGCCCTGTCCGCATGGCGCAGTCTAACAGCCCAATCCCCACACAGGCTCCTTATACTGGCGCCCTGCCAATTAGCAAGCCTCCGATGCCAGCAAGGCCACCGATAACATCTGGTAACGCGCCTGATTTTGTAAAGATGCCACTTCCGGCGCAACCGCAAGCGCCCGCGCAATCAAACGGCTTTTTGGGCGGTCTGTTAGGCGATGGTTTTGACGATCCTAAGTCGCAAGGCATCCTTGCTGCATCTGCCGCATTGCTAGAGGCTGGAGCGCCTGTCGTTGGCGGCGTTGCGCCTTCGCTTGGCAGCGCACTTGGCAAAGGCTTGCGCGCTGGAATGGGCGCTTATGGCGCAGCAAAGAAAGGCATCGCTGATGCCAAAGATGCTGAGATCAATCGGCGTTATAAAATAGCGCAGGCCGATCTAATGGACAGAAAGATGAAAACGCCAACGCGCGAGCAAATCCAGAATGGTGCGTTCACTGTTGTCACCGATCCGCAAACCGGCGAACAAAAGATTATTCCAAACGAAGAAATCATCAAATACCAAAAAGAGATGAAGGCTTTAACAAAGACAGAAAAGAAGCCTATCAGAATGTCCACCGCAGCGTTTAAGGCTGAGGAAGAAGATTTTGCGGCTTTAGACACAAACGCAAACATCAACCAAGATATCGACAAGTTTACAGGCCTTCTAGAAAGCGGGGAAATGACGCTCTCTGCTTTTGATAAGCCGGCAGATTTCTTGGCAACAACTTTCGGTTATGCCGATGAGGTAAACGCTAATCGTTCAGATTTCAGAACTTTTGTTAAGAAGCTTGTTCTTGACAGCCTGCGTCTAAATAAAGGCACACAAACTGAAGGCGATGCGCAACGCGCCACAGACGCAATTTTTGAAAACATAAATGATGAAAACGCGGTTCTTCGGCGTCTCAATGAGTTGAGGCGGATAAATGAACGCGCGCTCGCAAACAAAAAGCGGTCTATTAACCGGCGCCGCGCAAATGAAGGTGTCGATCCTTTTGATTTCAGCACCTATAACGATGTCAAATTTAAGGAAGTTGATTGATGGCTAAAATTGAAGTCGATGGTCTTGGCGTTATCACTGTTCCCGACACTTTTAAGAGCATGACGCAGGCCGAAAAACAACGCTACGTCAACCAGATTGCCAAAAGCGGCGCCCAACGCAAACGCAAACAAGCGCAGCCTAAAGATGAGGCAAAAAGCGATGGCGAAGATGGCTATGGTGCAAACTTGGCGCGGCTGGCTGGTCAAGGCTTATTGCTTGGCTTTGGCGATGAGATCGAAGCAGGCTTGCGCACAGGCTTTGGTTTTGCTGGCGATTATGATGAAACCCGCGATGACATTCGTGAAAACATATCAGACTTTCGCGATGCCAACCCCAAAACAGCCCTAGCGGCTGAAATCGGCGGCGGCTTGCTGACAGGCGGCGTTGGCGGCGCAAGGGCGGCTGGTTCAGCCGTTGGCCGCAATATCATCAACAAAGTTGGCACAACTGGCTTTGGCGGGCTTGTTGGCGCTGCCGAAGGCGGCATTGCTGGCGTTGGCGCTGGCAGAAACGCAAATGAACGTATCAGCGGCGGTATTATTGGAACAACGCTTGGCGGCGCGTTAGGGTCAGCCGCACCGGCTGTTGTTAACGCTACAGGAAAAGGCCTTAACAGAGCCGCTTATTCGCTTGGTCTGAAGTCTGATGATGCAATCCAGCGCGGGGCAGACTTGAAGGCCGTGCAGGCGCTTGAAAACGCTGGCATGACCCCTTCAGCCGTCCAGCAAAGCCTAGATGAAGCCGTTGTTCCAAACATGATGATTCCTGATGTTGCAGGCGAAGCAACGCGGCGTCTTGCGCGCGGTTCCGCAACTGTTTCTGGCGAAGGCGCTGATATAGCGCAAAAGGCGCTAGATGACCGCATGGCGGGGCTTGGCGATGATATTGCTGACGATATTGGTTTTGTTCTTGGCGGCAATACTTCCAAGAAAGAAGCGCTTGATGTTATTGCGGACAGGCAAGCAGCAAATGCGAACAATGATTATGATGCAGCCTTCAATATTGATGGCAGGCCTGCATCTGTGCCAGTAACGCCGGAAATTAAACGCATCCTTTCACTGCCTGCTTTTGATGAGGCTGTCGAGAAGGCTGCAAATCTGGCAAAGTTTGACGGCATCGAACTTCCAAGCGCAAAGCGCTTGATTGATGGCGGCGCTATCGACAACCTGTCAGTCCAAGAATTGCATTATATTAAAATGGGTCTTGATGAGGTTATGGGGCTTGGCAAACGCGGCGCCTCAAAAACTAGCATCGGGCGGGGCATGGAACGTGGCCTTAAAAATGCGCGGGCAAGCTTTATTGATATAATCGACAACGCATCACCAAAAGTTTTGGACGATGCCGGCGATGAGGTTAGCGCATACAAAATAGCCCGCAACAAATTTGCCGGTGATGCTCGCTTAAAAGATGCGCTCGATGATGGCGAGGCTTTCATTAAATCTGGCGCTGATGATCTTGCCTCAGATGTGAGCAAGCTATCAGCAAGTGAAAAAGAGGCTTTTAAAGTCGGTGTCGCGCAAGCTATTCGCAACAGTGTTGACAAGACGGCTGACATGGCAGATGCGGGAAAACGTATTTTTGGCAGCAAGGCCAAGCGCAAGCAATTGCGCGCAGTCTTTGATGATGATGCTTCGTTTGAGGCTTTTGAAAAACGCATGACGCAGCGTCAGGATCAGGTTTTGACGCGGGCTAGAACTGCGCCAACTGCCGGCAGCCGAACTGCGCCATTGGGCGAAGATGTTGCAAACTTAGGCCAAGACGCCAGCGCCGTTGGTCAGCTTTTAATGGGCAACCCATTACCAACTGCGCGCAGCCTGTTTGAGCGAGCAACAACGCGCGGCGGTATGCCAGAACAAATTGGCAGCGCATTATCACGCGATCTGTTTTCGACTAACCCGCAACAACAAAGAGCGTTTCTTGAAAGGCTGGCAAGACGCCAAGCAGAAGAAATGAAACGTATCGAGCGCAGCGGGCGCAGAACCGGCGCATCAAGCGGCTTTATTGGCACAACTGGCGGTCTGTTGACCGGCGACAGATAACCCTAAAAAAAGGAACATAAAATGAGTAAAGACAATTTCGGTCAGTACGATTCAACGGCTGCCAATAATACGGATGTCGGCGGGGTCAATCTTGCAGAAAACTCAATGCTGCCAAGCGATGTCAACAATGCTTTTCGCACTTTAATGAGTCATATCAAGGACTTCGAGCAAGGCACAGACAGCATCACCAAGCTGGCAATCGGCGCAGGCTGGACTATCGAGCAAGATGGTTCAAACAACCTTCTGCTGAAATATGGCGGCACAGGCGTCTTGAAGGTGACTAGCGCTGGCGCAATTGTTGCGGCTGATGACGTTACAGCTTTTGGCTCTGTCTAATGGCTATCGCGGCAAGTGGGGCTGTCAGCTTCAGCGACTTGCGCACGGAGTTTTCGGGCGCTGGCGCGATTAGTTTTAGCGATCTCTATCGTGGCGGAACGCTAGTAAAGGGCAACGCGGCAAACAATACGGCGACAAATCTAGCCGCTTCTGTGCCTGCATCTGGCACAATAAATTTTACCAATTTTCGCAGTACGGCTAAAGGCTGGCGCAAAACATTCGCCAGCGGCGCAACAAACCAAAACGCAAGCACAATTTTTGGCAGCGATTACGGCGTTAATTATCCAAAAGAAATCGTCATTAACTCAGGCGTCACGCTTGGCGCAACAAGCACCAGCGAAGAAGCTTTGGAAATAAGTACCGGCGGCATCGGTTCAATCACTGTCACGAACAATGGCACCTTGACCGGTGCTGGTGGCGCGGCTGGCGCTGACGGCGGTGACGCGTTTGAAGCGTTTGTTGCTTGCACGTTTATCAACAACGGAACCGTGCAAGCTGGCGGCGGCGGTGGCGGGGCTGGTGGGGCTGGCGGCAACGGAACCACATCTTCAACCTCAAGTGTTACTCAAGGGCCATACGGTGGCGGCGGTTATGTTTGGGTTTCTGGAAGCAGCCAAGATTCAATTGTCTGGGCTGGTTCAATCGTTAAGTATCACCAAACGACTAGCCCCTATTCAACTGGTGGTTGGACTTATTATCGTGGATCGGTTTATTACTACGGCGAAAATTCAACTTCACACCGTGTTTCCAGAACAGGAACTGTCACAACCACAACTAGCACATCAGGCGGCGCAGGTGGCTCTGGCGGCGTTGGTGCGGGCTATTTGCAAAGCGTTACAAATGGTTCAAATGGCTCCAGCGGCGGCACAAACGCTGGCAATGGCGGCAGCGGTGGAAACGGCGGCGGTTTTGGGGCAGGCGGCTCAAACGGTAATTCTGGCTCCAATGGAAACTCATCAAACGGTGCGGCTGGCGGCAGCGGCGGCGCGGGCGGCAAATACATTCGCGGCATCTCTTTCGTAACATTTACAAATAACGGCACTGTCGCAGGCGGCACGGCTTAGAGGATAAAAAATGACTGATCCAATTTATACAGTGACAAAAATTTCAACAGATGGCGTTCAAGTTGAATACGAAGATGGCTCATGGGCTGTTTTGCCGGTGACGGCTGAAATGGAAGCCGCTGACGTCGACGATTTGGCGTTGCAATACGCGCCAAAAGATTTGACGCCACCATCTTTTTTGAGCGTTGGAACACAAAGATCAGCGGTTGCAAAACCTGACCCTGTTGTTGAGGAAGCTGAAGAAGAAAGCGATCCAGAATAATGATCCCTTTCCCTGTGGTTGATCTCATCCAAACCGCGCTTTTGCTTCTGGTGATTTACCAGCTTCAAAAAAAATAAAGGTGTTTAAATGGAGCCTATTACGACAGCCATCGCTGCGGTCACGGCTGCGTCCAATGCGATAGGTTTCATAAAATCACGCATCAACGATGTGCAATCTGTTGCTGAAATCGGCGATCAAATTGGCACTTTGTTCGCGGCGCAAAAAAAGCTGAATGAAGAACGTAACAAAAAAGCGGGCGCAGGCGACATTCAGTTTAAAGGGTCTATTGATGCGGTGCTTGAAGCCAAACGGCTGAATGAAGAAATGCACCAAATTGCGACCTTGATAAATATGCGATGGCCAAAAACCGCCGATCAAAAATCCACATGGCAGGAAATCATTGACCACCATAATCAGGCACTTCGCGAGCAAAAAGAAGCGCGCCAGAAAGCGGCGCGTGAAGCGGCTAGAAAACAGCACGAAATCGAGGAGACTATTAAGGCGGTATTACTCATCGCCGTTGTTGGACTCATCGGATTAGGTCTGTTTGTCTTTTTATTTTCCATATTAGCGAAAGCATAAAAAATGAGCGTTGAACGTGAACTTGGCGAAATGTCTAGCCGCCTGCGAACCTTAGAACGAGAGATGGCTGAAACGCGCGCTTGTCTTCGTGAAATTCACGAGCTGGCTCTGCAAGCGAAGGGTGGCTGGAAAACCGTTATGATGTTGGCTGGCATTGCCGGCATCGTTGGCGCTGTCGCGACAAAGCTTGCTTTGACTGTCGGGTTTTTGCCCAAATAAAATGAGCGCAATTGTTACTGGTCGCATCGGCGAATATCTCGCTGCGGCCGTGTGCGAAATGCACGGCTGGAAAACCGCAATATCACCAGCCGCCGGCTTCGACATGATTGCGACAAGAGGCTTAAAAATTTATCGCGTCCAAGTCAAGGCGTCATCATTTCATACACCTGACGGCAGACGATACGCGACTGGAAAGCTGCAATGGCATTTTGGCATCGGCGGCACTAAGCGCCCGCCGACTATTGACGATTACGATTTTGCTGCTTGCGTTTCGATCCCTCATCGCAAGTGCATATTCATGCCCATCGAACAAATAACTACCATCACCCTTTCAAGGTCGGGCGACATTTTTGACGACCATGAGCTTGAATCCTCATCATTTCACAAAACTTTGGAGATTTTAAATGATCGAACTTCCTAACCGCCGGCCATGCGTTTCACAAGATGTTGGCGAGGGTATGACCGTCACTGTTTCATACCACCCGAAATCAGGCGATGCGGTTGAGGTGTTTTTAACTGGTAGAGGCTTGAAGGCTTCGGATAGCCCGATGACCGATGCGCTTTATAAGCTTGGCGTGGTTGCCAGCAAGATGATGCAAAAGGAAGATGATGATGACCAAGCTGCTTGATTTAGTCAAACTGCATGAGGGTGTCGTTCGCCATGCTTATGAAGACAGTCGCGGATATTTGACTATCGGCTGTGGAAGGCTAATTGATGAAAAACTTGGCGGTGGGTTATCAGACGATGAGATCAGCTATCTTTTAGCAAACGACATAAAGCGTTGCGAAAATGAAGCGGTCACATATGCGTTTTATCCAAAGCTTGATGAGGCCAGAAAGGCTGTCATCATTTCGATGCTGTTTAATTTGGGAAAGCCAAATTTTGACAAGTTCCAAAATTTTCAAGCCGCGTTGCTTGTTGGCGACTATCGGTTGGCCGCGTCTGAAATGCTCAAAAGCCGTTGGGCGGATCAAGTAAAGGGCAGGGCTGTTGAGCTTTCGCAGATGATGGAAAGCGGAGAATGGCATTGAGCAAAATGATATTGGAATACAAAATTATCCCGCGCTTTATGATGTTGGCGTTCACGTTTATGGCTTGGAATGTTTGCGATTGGTTTATGGGGTTGGGCGCTTCGGCAACAACTCAGCAAACCGCATTTGTCAGCACAATTGTTGGCGCGGCAACTGGAGCATTTGCTGTCTGGATGGGCAGCGAGGCAAACAAATAAAATGAAAGCCGTTGCACATAAATTGAACGAGAGTTCTGAAGTGACGATACCGTTGCGGAACCTTATCAGCATGATTGCTTTCACTGCGGTTTCCGTTTGGGTCTATTTCGGTCTGACAGAACGCATATCTTTTCTGGAACACAACTTAGAATTGACGATGGCCGAAGTCGAAGAAAATGACGAATGGATAGATAAATTTGAGCCGCCAAAATCTGTGCAAGATACAATCGCGCGCGTACATGATCTTGAAATCGAATTAGCAAAAATGAAAATTTGGCTCGAAAGGACTTCAAAATGATCGGACAAATTCTTAGCCTTGCCAGCCCGATCCTCGACAAGTTTGTGCCTGATGCTGATACGAAGATGAAGCTTGCGGCAGAATTAGAAACCCAACTTATTTCGCTGCAAGCTGCTCAAGCCGCGACCAATCTTGAGCAGGCAAAACATCCATCAATTTTCGTGAGCGGCGCAAGGCCGGCGATCATGTGGATTTGCGCTTTAGGTTTAGCATCGCAATTTTTTATCATGCCGATTGCTGAATGGGCTGTCGCGATTTGGGCGCCCGAAATTGTCTTGCCAAAATTGCAGACCGAAGAACTGATGAGCCTAACGCTTTCGCTTTTGGGGCTGTCAGGAATGCGGTCTTGGGAAAAATCGCGTGGCGTTGCTCGAGAAAATATGAAATAGCGTTTGTTCGCGGAAAATTGCGGACACAGCGCCTCTAAGTGAGTTCTGGCACATCCATGCCCAAAACAAGCCAGCGGCGTTTTTAGCGTCCAGCATAGGTTTCCATAGCTCCATCATAGCGCCATCTTTAAAAGTAAATCGGCCATAGCGCCACCATAGCGCCAACGAACGAATAGCGTAGAAAACAGCCACTTTTGTCAGGCTCATAACCTGAAGGTCGCAGGTTCAAATCCTGCCCCCGCAACCAAATAATCTAACA